AGAGGTGAAAGTAAATGAATGAATGTGAATGTACAGAAATAATGAATGAAAAATTTGGTACATATTGTAAATGGTGTTGGGATAATTTTATAGAGGTGAAAGAAGAATGAGTTTAGAAAACCATATGGTTGTAGGGCCGGATGACTTTGATGAAGTAGTAGAATGCTTTCATGTAGGAGAATGGGCAATAGACAGAATTGATTTGGCGAATGGAGAAAACGTAGTTTCAATCAGATGCGTAGATTGCGGTGCAATTTTTGAAGGTAATGTAAGCGAGGTGATTGAATGAGAGACTTGAGAAAAAATATGCTTGCGTCGTCAATTAAAAAAGTTAATAAAGAAAGACAAAGAGGAGATAATATGATTGGAACACAATTACAGAATAAGCACAACGGTAGACGCATTACTATAACAGAAAAAATAATTTCTGATACAGGTAATATTATGTACACGGCTAATGATGAAAAATACACAGTATTAGCAGACCATGACATGAAGCATTGGTTTGAAGTATCAACAGTAAGAGTAAACAGAAAGCCTAAGTACATGGACAAAGGAGAGGAAGAATAATGAAAGCAGGTGTAAGAGCAAGATACTTTACTAAATTTAAAGCAAGAAAAGCATACAAAGATAATGGTAATAAACATATAAAAGGAGATGAAGAAGAATGATAGAAGAAATAGAAGAAGAAACATATACTTTAGCGGTTAAACTAAAAACATTACCGCAAAAAAGAACAAAGACAAATGGAGAAATAATCCCCCCTCATGAGGTATTTAACTACAGAAGTGATTATCATACAAGTGATAGGGCAGAAGTCAGAAGGTCTTATCTAACAGAAGTACCTTCTAGTGTGTATAATTTAGTACAAAATTTTGCGGGTTATTGGGGTGAGGCTAAACCTTTAACGGCTAACGAAATAAATTTTTATTTAGGAAAGTTTGACGATTTAAAAACAATTGCGATTTACAAAAATCAAATAAATGTCAATACAGGAAAGCCTTATCTTATCTTTACCCATAATAATAAATATACAGGTAATTATTCCACTGTATATAAAATGGTAAATCAATTTAATATGTACACAAGTAATCCTAATTTATTAGATAATGCTATCATCGTAGATATGGATGAGTTTATGAGATTTTATAATGATGTTAAAGATGATTGGGAAGCACAAGATAATCTAAAAGAGACAATAAGGGATGAATCATCAAAGGTAATCAGATTAATAAACAAAGATAGAGATTTAACAAAGGCTTTAGAAGAAACAAGTAAAAAATTAGAGGAATTAAATTCTTTTAACGATTATAATATTTCTCAAGAAGATATAGAAATAGTACGTTTGTACAACGATAAAGATTTTCTACGTTCTTTAGGTAATGAGTATGTTGACCATGACTATAATAAATGGGATGATTTATACCGTAAGATAGTTCGCAAACTAGAAATCTACAAAAGAGCGATTAGTAGTGATTATTATGCCTACGCAAATATGGATTTCAATATAACACTAGATTTTTACTTAAAAGTACAAAAATATATCATGCAAACTTATAGTGATTCATCATACCCATTAATAAAACACCCTAATAAGTGGAATAAAGAAAAATCTGAATATGAAACAATAGCATTGAGTGATTTACCTGCCTTAGATGAATATTGTGCGAGAATATCGGCACTAAATACTATGAAAATAACAATAAAAAATAAAAAAGATGAGATGATAAAATATTATCTATCACGGTTAAATTACAAATCAGATTTAATTGTTTGTGATGTCAATTCGGAAACTTTAATAACAAAGGGCGAAGAGGAATAACTATGAATATATTTTTTATAGACGAACAACCGGAAGAAGCGGCACGTAACTTGTGCCTAAAACACAAACCTAAAATGTGTGTAGAGTCAGCACAAATGATGGCATCAGCAATTTTACGCTATGGTGCTTTGCCCGATACTTTACCACTTACAAAATCCGGTACGCACTACAAAGGTGGTTACCCACATCACCCTTCTACTGTGTGGGCAGGAGAATGCGTAGAGAATTTCCGTTGGCTTGCCCGCCATGCTATACAACAATGCTTATCATATACAGAAACATTCGGTAAAGTTCATGCGTGTGAGCAACCTATCCGTGAGATGGCAGAACATTATGTAATTCATCATATGCCTGTCAATGGAAGCGTTACAGATATTCCTTTGGCTATGAACGAAGAGACTACACGCCATGTTCCTTTGACTCAAGCAGTTCAAGAATACCGTGATTACTATTACCGTAAAACTAATGTTATGGCAGTAGAATGGTCAGACAATCAAACACCTACGTGGTGGGAAGATGTGTGTGTAAGAAACGGAGGTCTTGTAATATGAAAGACAATATGTATGTTTGTATAAATAGTGGTAATGGTAATAATAAATTTATCAATCTAAATAATATAGACGCTATAATAAAACATGAGAATTATGGTACGGTTGATTTTCATATGAGTGGTGGAAGCATAATTACTTTACCCTTAAAAGAATTTGAAGACCCCGATGGTATTATTTCAAAAATAAGAGAAATATATAATATGTGCTAGGTGATAAAAATGACACAACCAATAGGAGATAGGACATTTAGCGTACCTAAATACAAAGTAACAGGTTATGCTTACGATGGTAGGATTTGTTTAGATACAGGAGACAGGTGGTTAGTTAGAATGCCTCCGAGATATTTTGACCCATACAATGACCTTGATAAAAGTGATTTAGGTAGGGCTAAAAAATATTATGATGAAAGAATGGTAGCCGCAATATTGTGGCAATCAGTAGATAGTATGACCGAAGATGAATACCAATATCGCTCACAGAAATGGAAGCCTAAAGGTGCTTATGGTATAATAAGAAAGAAAGGGCTTCGGTGGGGCATTGGTGGCAGAGCAAAGGGCAACAATAAATACACGCCTAGAGATGAGTTAGCAAGAGCAGACCCAAATAACTTTAGGCATGGTAATAAATACCCATCATCTAAATATAATCAGTGGCAAAAAGATGGGGCTAGAAAAGAAAAGGAGAGTAAAAAGAAATGAGACATACTATAAGCAGTAAAGTAAAAAACAAAGGAACTAAAAACAGGAACAGAAGTCGTATGTTAGATGCGGTAGCAAGATACATAGAAGAAAACGGGCCGTCTACTGTGTACAGTATATCCGACGGTGCTAGATTTAAGAATGGTAGATTAATAAAAAATAATAACTCATTCAAAAGTACAGTATCTTTAGCCCTTATATTAAGTCGCGACCCTAGATTTGTTAAGGTTGAAAAATTGACAAGAGAAAATACATATTTGTGGGGTAATGCTTGCGAAGTCATTACGGAAGATTAAAATACATGGGGGTTATGGTATGGCTATGATGAAACAAAAGTTGGTAGAAGATTACAATACAGTAAATGACTTCATAATGTACCTAGCAAATCTAGGTACTGTTGATTTAAACACATGGATTAGGCGTAGTACAGAAGAACAATTAGAGTTACTAAAAGCCTCACAGAATTATTACGGCAAGGTGAGAGAATGAGTAGGTTTAGATTAGCAAGCGTTAAACACGCGGAGTATGAGATATACAAAGGTATGCTAGTCAATCAAAGAGATGAGCCTATACAAAGAACTATGCAAAATATCTTTGATAGAGTAGTACCTAAGAATGATGCAGTAGCATTAAAGAGATGGAATACGGCCATCAAAAATGTCAAACATCAGATGACAAATAAGTTAGAAAATAGAAGACAGTATTTACCTGTTGGGCATATTGATAGGAGTGAAGAACAATGAGTAAAATAGAGGATAAAGTAATTACAATGATTCAAGAAAGGGCTATGACAGGCGAACTAAAGTATGGTACGAATATGGAACGTAGCGATTTATCTATGAAAGAATGGCTCACACACCTTCAAGAAGAATTATTAGATGCGGCAATTTATGTACAAAAACTCAAGGAATTGATAGGATAGAAACCCTTATTAATACTAAATGGTTGGTGAATATATGGTGAAAAAACACAGAGCAAGAAGACCTATCGGTGAGATAATGAGGGATAAAAAAGAACCTATGTCGGCTTATGAGATAGCAGAACAAATGATGAATAAGAAAATGAAATTCTATGCTGAAAGACCCAAAACAATAGCACAATTATTGAAAGGGGCGAAAGGTATTACAAGGAGTAAAGTATTACGAAAGAGAGAAATTACTTCTACTATAACTACTTTGTATCACATGGAAGATTACGAAGCATATGAGAGATGGTTACATGACAGATGAAGAACAAATGACAACAGAAGAAATATTGAGGAGAGCGTATAAATGGTTTGGTGTAAAAGCACCTACTAACTATACCTTTAAGATAAGAGATGATTATGTAAAAACAATGAAAGCATATGCGGCTTGGGTAAGACAGGACAAGATAACAAACTCTACATGGTGGGATGAATGGAAAATAAATTGATAGAAGTTCCTATTAGTAAAATAAAATTAGTAGAGGCAACATCTTTTACTTATGTAGGTGAAGGTAGATACTTGAAACAACCTAAAATAGAAATTAAATATAACGATAAAAGTTATTTTATACTTGACAGAAAAGTATGTTATAGTTTGATAAAACAATTTGAGCCTAACATTACTTGGACAGAATGGGTACAAATACAAAACTTTGAGTTGTCTTTGTTTAAAATATTAGATGATTATTTTACTGAGTATAATAATTATATAATAAAAGTATGGGTAGAAAAATATAATGAAATACAAATTATATATGACTTTGAAATGGAAGATGTGTCTTTTGGTATTATGAGGCTAAATAACCTCAAGGCTAGTATTATGTATATGTCAATAGAAGCGCTGAAGGATTGGGCTTTACATACTGTAAGCGACAAGATAACAATAAGTAAGGGAGATAATACGATAGAGATACAAGAGTATGAAAAGTTTGTTATTATACGAGCAAGAAAATATGTCGAAAATGGTTTTGTACAAACTATGCCCGCTATAAAAATATTGGGTATTATAGAAACTATTCAATGGTATATTGTTTATGAATCTATTATAGAGGCTAAAGAAAGTTTAGAAAAAGCAGATAAAATGCAAACAAGAAATATAGGCAGTATAAAAAATACCGCAAATATGAAGACTAAAGAAAAAGATGACATAGAACATGAATGGTTTCTTAATTCTTTTTACTAAAAAAAAATATAACAAAATTAATTAATGGAGGGCAGTAGCACGTTTTTGATAATTCTTTAATTACTTCAATAGTATTTTAGGTAATAGTTAACTAATCTAAAAACATCTATGAAGAAATAAAAGAATTAAAGAATATTAGAGCAGTACATCGTTTTATTATTTCTGTGGTTGCGTGGTCTTACTGAAACAATTAAAAGCGAACAAGTATGAGGTGATAGTATGGCAAGAGGTAGTGGAAGTAAACAGTGTGTAGAATTATCATACAGATATTTAGACCAACATGAAAAAAGAGAAGCAAGTACACATGACATAATGTGGTATTTGAACAATAGAAAGGTTACAACGGGGTGCAGAAAAACTAAACAGACATGGAGTATTCAACAAGTATCTCAAATACTTAGAAAATCGCCGTACTTTATTAAAATAGGTACTGTAAGAAGTATAACACCTTCCGGTAGTTCTTCTACGTGTTGTGTCTATAGATGTGCGGATTTGAAACAAGTGATTGCTAAAAAGTTATCTTACAGTCATAATATTTCTACATATAAATCTGTACCGAAATTCGCAAGAGAAGAATATGTAAAGCAGGGGGGAGTATTGTGATAGAGCAAAAATTGGATATAGATATAGTGTGGCTTAACGGAAGAAGACCAAAAAAAGAGCAGACTCATTTAATAGTATATCATCAAGAAGAACATGGTGCGGCCACTACTATAGCGGGTAAAGCATTAATAGGAGAAAGGCCGCCTGTTGCTTCTATATATTCTAAGCATCTAAATACTACATCTGTTAATTTTATACCCGTACCTTTTTGGCCGGAGTATAGATTATACGAAACAAGAAACAATGACGGTAAAAGATTTTTTATCTTGAGAATACCTACTGCTTATCCTATTGAGTTAACACAAGATAGGTATGCAAATAAAGATGTGTGGATGCACACTTATCCTGTGGTTAGAGACATCGTAATGACTCTTAATGAATTAGGTGTAAATAAAATGTCATATATGACTACAAATCTGTTTGTTTTGCATAAAGACTTTAAAGAGTATAGTAAAGTTGCACACGGAGAGGTAGTAAGTTACAATTGGTCTACAATGAAAGAAGAAGTTACTACTCATAGTGGAAAATATCAAGAAGATAGTTTAGAGTTAGATTATATTTTAGCACCGAATGTTTGGATATGGTGTGATGTTTTCTGTAATTTTACTTCTTCCCCCCTAAAATTATCAGAAGTATTATTAGGAAGTGCTAGTGGAGAATCAGTAGATATGGACACGGCAGACGCACTTTTAAACCATATACTTTTAACATATGACTTGTCGTGTGATGAATCTGCACTACAAAGTATAACGGAAAAACTTGTAGATATGGACAACATTAAAAACTTTGGAGGACTTGACATATGAATATATTTGACAACATAAAAGACTTTGCTAGAAGAAACCACTATGTAGATGTAGAGGATAAAGTACCTATATTTATCTGTAGTATTGGAGCGCATATCTTTAATGCTCTTAATAAATGTTCTAGGTGTGACTTTGACCCCGATAGCCCTTTAGTAGATGAAGAAAATGATTTCTTGATTACCAATTGTGCTTTGAGACATAACAATATGCCCTTCTATACTCCTATGTCACAGTTACCCGACACACGAATTCATCTAATGCTTCGTGGCCCTAAAGGGTCGGGTAAATCTGTATTGATTATGATGTTCTTAGCGGAAGGTACGGGATTACTACATAGTCAGAATGCTGACTTAGGGCAAGGTATGAGAACAATGCTTGGGCCTAACTCCGTTACAGAAGCAGGTATGTTTGGTAGTGTAGACGAAGAAGGTAATATTATGGGCCGACCATTGGCTAGAGATTTGTGTGGTGGCTTCTTAGGATTTGAAGAGTTTTCTTCTATGTCTGATGCGTCTAAAAAAGACCACAGTATGGATATGAAAAATCAGTTACTTACTTCCTTAGATAATGGCCGTGTACAGAAAGCCTTGAGAGCAGGATGGGTTAGTTACACTACTAGATATACAGTATGGGCAGGTACACAACCTGCTAGGTTTGAGTTAGATTCCGGTCTTGACCGTAGATTCTTTATTATAGATATAGAAATGTCACCGCAAAAAGAATTGCTTTACAAACAAGCACAACACAAACAATCTAATATGACGGTAGAAGAAAGAACTTCTCTAGCCACATTAAGTATAGAGATTAAACAATGGATACGAGAGAGAATGATGTTAGCAGTTTCAGAACCGCCTACAGGAATTATTTTTGCCGATGATATTGGTGATTGGATTAATAGGCCGGACATACGTTCTTTTGAGGCTGACTTGTTCAGAAGATTAGCGATAGGCTATCATATGATGTTGCCAACATATAGAGGAGGGCAACCACTAATGATTACTCTTGACAATACTTTAGAGACTATACTAAATATGTCACTAGAACAACGTCGTAGAGTTATGGATGCAGATTCAGAACTTATCAGAACTACCTTTTGGATGAAAGACTTACCTAAGTCAGAATTACTCAAGGAGATTTCCCGTATGATTACTATGGGAGATTATCAAAGTGCTAAAAGATGGGTAGTAGAAAACTTAGAAGGACAGTCTTGGTATTGTGAGTATGAACCGGAGACTTCTAGGCGTGGTAGAAAAGGTATGCTTTGTAGGATAGGGCCAAACGCAAATACTATGGGTGAGTAAATGGGTAGAAAATCAAAAACGACAAAGGCTTGGTGGCCCGCAGTAAGAAAATACTTACAGAATAGGAGAGATGATAAACTTCCGTTTGTCACAAGTAATGTTATTATAGCAGAAGCCTACATGATTGGTTCATATGGTAGTGCGGCTCAAGATAAACTATTATGTCAATCAAGAATGTGTCCTACACAAAGAGAATTATCAAGATGGTTGGCAGACCATCCCGATATTATAAGCGTTAAAAAACAAAGAGTAGAGTGGGGTTTAAAAAATGAAAACTAGATTTGAAATACAACAAAGATTAAGAAATGAAAACGATATGTTTGCTATGGAAGTTCTTAGATGGGTTCTTGATGGCGGGTGTGCTTTATGCGACCACAAAAAGAAGAAAGAATTTGAAATAGAATTAAATAACGGTGATACTACTCCCGATTATTTAGAGAGTAAATATAGTTGGTCGGAAGGTACAGTAATGAAGCACATGGAGAGTCACGTAGAGTTTGACCCCGAAGAAGCAGAACACGTAGAGGAAGCAAGAAAACAATCTATAAATACGTTAGATGCGGCAGAAGATATTGTGAATAGAATAGCATCGTACCTAGATGAGTTAGAAGAAAGAAAGGAAGCACACGGCGGTATCACTTCCGATTTCGTTGCTGATGCGGCTAAGTTAATCGGTCAAGCAAATTCAAGCCTAAAGTTAGTAGGTCAATTGAAGAAAGAGATAGGTGTAGATTCTCAATTATTATTAGCACAATCACAAATGAATCATATGTCAAATATACTTGTAGATGTTCTTGGTACTAATCCGCAATTACTAGACCAAATAGAGTTTAGGATGGCGGCACTTAAAGCACCTGTCACAGTAGATTATGAGGTTATAGAATGAAGAAATGGCGCACAGGTAAAAACGTAAGTCTTTTTGCTAGACCTATCTATAAAGATGATATGCCTATTCTTATACAAGCCATGATAGATGATGGTTTGATGGGTACTATTGGAGATAGAGGTGTCTTGTGGGAATATAACGGTTATAGTATTACCCCTAAAGCGGTGCGTGATGCTTGGGGTTTAACTGCTACTCAATATAAACGAATATGTGATTATATTTATGAGCATGACCCTTTCTATACTGTATAAAGTAAGTATGTTAAAAATCATGGCAAAAAATTTGGAGTGGTTACATGGGTATTGTGATTTTTACAAAAGACGACTCGCAGTTTTTAGTAGGCGACTATGTTATAATGGTTAAAGAAATTGATACCTCTCTTAGTAATCCCGAAGTAAATTATATCTTACGAACAAATAAATTTACAGAAGCAGATGTTATCGCTTGGCTACCATATATAACCACTAAACTAATTGTATGTATAGATAAAGCACCTAAGATTACTAAAAAGACAGAAGACAATGTAATAATTGATAAGTCACTAAAGGTTGCTAGTGACCGCAAAAACTTAACTGCTATAACCTCTATAATTAATTGGTCAGATAGATTAAGAGTGTGGAAACAGATACAGACTTTACCTGTTCCCTATGCTTTAGTGTTTTTAAAACAGAATGTAAAAGATATAGACACTTGGAGATTAATAGCACAAACTAATATGGAATTGCCCGAAGATTATACAAAGGCTATCTTTGCTTATTCTATAACGGGTAAAAGACAGAGTGTGGCTTGGCCTAAGAAGCAAAAAGTTAAAGAGCAAGCACCACCACCTTTCCGCATGGGAGATAAGTATTGGCAAGAGATTATAACCTCTAAAGAAGTTGGTAATGAAATTAGAGAGCAAGGTATAGATTTACCTAAAGGTATGAAAAAAACAAAACAGAAGGTGAATGAATGGGTTTAGCCTTCTTATGTAGTATAATATTTATAGTATTATTCGTTAGTTTCTTTATAGGTTTTTTTATTTCTTTTACTGACATATATATTGCTATAGAAAATACACCTGCTACTGAACATCTAATCCCTACACAGGAACAACAAGATAATTCTTTTGCTTATACCGCTATGTGGTTAGATATTGATTAATAAAACCCTTCATATACTTTTATATATTACCAAGATATATGAGCGCGAATAACCGCCGCATTCGACGTATCATTGTAGAGATACTTTTTGAGTGTGGACAGATGACAAAAGAAGGAATGGCAGATATGTTAGCACAACGTAAAACTGTTCGTACTGTTCCTAGCCCACATAGTTTAGCGGCCCTTATGTCTAAGAATCCACAGATAGTAGCGACGGGTTCAGAAGCAGTAGAAAATGCCGTAGGAACTAAGGCTATGCACTTAATTTATGACATAGATAGAGAGTTAATTAAAAATAAAGATGATATTACCTACACACGTTCTTTGACAGTTATGACTCCTAGTGAGAAAGCAAAATCTCAAAAATGTTCCTGTAGTAGAACTAGAGTCTTCCCTCCTAATAGTGATGTCTGTCTACATTGTATAAGAGAACAATCAACATCTTAATAAGCGAATAAGTACGAAAGTAATTTAAGACGCTAAGAGTATTGGTTACTATGGATACAGACAGACTTATGTTCCATTTACTACAACAGATGCAAGCATACGGAACAGACCCACTATTAGCAGATATACTGACGGACGAGAATATTAGACAAAGCCACCTTGTTAAAGATTGTATTGATTTTTTAACTGACATAGATATTATAGATGATTTTGTAACTAATCCCGAATTAATGATGTCAAGAGCATGGAGTTTAGATTTAGTTAGAGGTATGGGCTTAGGTGTTTTGATGGCATTAGAAACAGATAATTCTAATCCCGTTGATTTTAAAGCAGAACTAGCAGAAATGTACAAACAATTAGAATCTTTGAGAATCGAGAAGACCTTTGATTCGCTTGCGTAGTCATTACATTATCTTTATATTCTTAGAAGTAAGCCTTTAATTTGTGAGCGAGGCGAGGATAGATAAACAGGTGCTATCCCCAAACCGTAACCGATATGCACAGATAGATGTAGAGCCGTTGATGAAGGAAGGAGTAAAGACACGAAGATTAAGAGTCTCACGTTCTGATAAACAAGCCAAGAGTCATAGATGCAGAACCGTTCTGATAATACATAGAGCATTAACAAGTCGGATAAGCCAAACGTTCACACCTATGAGGAATTAAAATGAGTAAAGTATGGGCATTAAAACATAGACCATCTATAGATGATATAGTTGGTCAAGATGATATTATAAATGCTATAGGTAATGGGATGCAACATATGGTATTCTATAGTCCACAAGCAGGTACAGGTAAAACAAGTTTGGCTCATGCTCTAGCAAAGAGACATGGTAGTACCTTACATATCTTTAACGCTAGTAGTAAAAAGACTAGAGGTATAGAGTTTGTAGAAGAAGAACTTATGCCTATGTCAAGAACAGGTAATTGGAAGCAAATATTTTTATTAGACGAGGCAGACCAATTAACACCTGCCGCACAATCAGCACTAAAAGGTGTGATAGAAAACGCACACGGTTGGTTTATTCTAACTTGTAATGATTTGTCTAAAGTAAGTATATGGTTACAATCAAGATGTAGAGTTCTTAAGTTCAACCCTATTAGTGAAGAACATATGAAACAAAGATTAATTACTATAGCGGGTAAAGAAGGCGTAGAGATAACACCTAATCATTTAGCCTTAATAATTAATAACCATAGAGGAGATTTACGAAATGCAATCAACGCATTACAGGCATATCATAATTCTCAAGACAAACATTCCTTTGTACATTCATTAGAGAACGAGAAGTTTGATGTCCAACAATTCTTAACACTTTGTTTTAGAGAAAAAGATTTTGAAGAGTCATTAAAACTACTAGACAAAGATAACAAAAGGGAGAGTATTAGAGCAGTATTCCGTTTTGCTATGGAGTCAAATGCTAAACCCCCAAGTAAATTAAAGGTTATAGAAGCCGCCGTCACATCCGAAAGGGATTTTATTATGGGTGTTGACGAAGATATTATACTCTCTAATTTTGTTTTAATGTGTATAAGGTAATAATCTTTATAAGCAAAGAAGTAAGACGAGAGGATATAGAAAACCAAAAGGTGATTGAAATGATAGATGAAAAAATAATACAAAGAACTGCTAATACGCTGAATATAGATATAAACACTCTCAAGAGTAGGACAGATGAAATCCTGTTGGCTCAAGGAGAGGCATGGAAAAATGCAGGTAAATCAGAACAAGATTGTTATGCCCTAGCATTAAAGGTAGCCGGTAGTAAAATTAAAAATGAAAACTCAAGACTACTACGTTCCGGTGCTTCTAAATTAGAAGGTATGTTTATATCAGTACCACGCCCTAAAGAATGGGGTAAGATACTATACAATAAAATGAAGAGTCAAATGATTAGTGCGTCAGAAGAAGTACGTCAACAATTTGTAGACAATGGAAAGATTGTACTATACAATGATAATGGTGATGGAACTTATACTAGATATGCTAGAGAAGATTTCTTCGGTGAAGATACTACTAATGTAAATGAACTAGACAAGAACGCTATGCGTCTTGATGGTGACTCTTACTTCTACTGTGTATGGGATAGTAACAACCCTACTTTCCCTAGTGGAGATAGAAACTTTAAATTCGGTAATGCAAGACCACAAAACGAACAAGAAAGAACATCTATGTTCTTAGGTCGTGTAGAAGGTTCTAGTGATGAAGTAAAGATGATGACTGTAACCGCACAAGGTAAAGCGGCAGATATGCAATACCCAACATTCACCCCTTTGACTATGGCTCTACGTGTCGGTAAAGACGGTAAGAAATGCTACGTTAAAGCAGATATGGCTAACTATACCGCAGATGCTAGTAAAGCAGAAATCTTTTCAGCCGCACCTATCATGGCTGACGGTACAGGGTTAGTACCTTCTCTGTTAGGTTCAGAAAATATGTTGTCATCATTAGATGCTCTACGTGATTACTATGACCAATTCAACGGCCAAGCCGGTTGGTGGGATAGAATAGTAGGTGTAATAGGTGAAGTAATTCATATAGACCCTAGAGATAACGGTGGTTATACTCTTGTGTGTGCTGATTTAGATATAGCATCAGTAGCACCTGTAGTAGAAGTATACGTTCCATCAGAACATGGTAGTAGAGTAGACTTTGCAGTAGGTACTAAGATATTATTAGTCGGTCAAACATGGAGAACAAGAGATACAGATGAACAAAAATTATCTGTAAACGGTTGGTATCCTTTTGACGAAGTAGAGGCTATGGAAACTGTAGACGCAGAAGGGTGGGATTAATGCAAGCGTTGGGCAACAATGTTATTGTTGAACCAACCCCACAGTCTGATAGCGGCTTAATCATAAATACATCTTACTCCGTTCTATCAATAGGTTCTCTAGTTCCTACACAAATAAGTGTAGGTTCTAGGGTTCTTATTGAATCAGATAGTTTAAAGACAGAAGGTATTACTAAGTATTGTAAATTCTCAGATATTATAGCGGTGATATAAATGAAAACATTAATAACAGGTAAAGAAGCAAGTAACAAATTACTACAAGGAGTAAACAAAGTAGCCAATGCGGTTAAAGGAACTCTAGGGCCAAACGCCCGAACTGTAATTATACAAAGAGAAGATACTTTCCCCCTTATATTAAATGATGGAGTTACTATTGCTAAAGCAGTAAATGACCCCGACCCCTATGTACAAATGGGTATAGATTTAATTAAGGAAGTGGCATCACAAGCACAACATAAGTCCGGTGATGGTACTACTACTGCTACATTATTAGCGCAAGCCCTATGTAATATAGGGTATGATGCTATCCATAGAGGAGAAGATGCAGTAGGTTTAACTAACGCTATAAAAGAAGAGGCTGAAATTATCATAGATAAATTATTAGAAGAAGCAATTCCTGTTACTGATGACAAAGATATGTTAAAGAATGTTGCTATCATAGCATCTAACAACGATGAAGACTTAGGTAATCTGATAGCAGAAGTTATGGACAAAGTAGGTTCGGAAGGTGCAATAGCAGTAGAGGCCGGTAGTGGTTTCGATACTATATATAATATAGAATCCGGTCTTGAAGTACAGTCGGGTGCAGTTAGCCCTTACTTTACACAGAATTTAGTAAACTCTAATGTTTTATTAACAAGTGACAGGTTAGATAACTTTGAAAGTTTAGTACCTGCTCTTGAACTTTCTATGAAAGCGGGTAGAGGACTAATGATTTTCTGCTCTGACTATAATCCTGCTATGTTACCTAATATACTTATTAATGTAGTACAAGGAAAGATAAGTGCCTGTATTGTAAAGACGGCAGGTATGGGTCAAGGACAACAAGATTGGTTACAGGATATACAATCAGTGACAGGTGGACATATGTTTTCTAAGATTTTAGGTGATAATATTTTAGAGGTTAAAGAAAATCAATTAGGTTTTGTACTAAAAGCAGATTGTACTAAAGATACTACTATGTTGCTTACCGAAAAAGATACTAGGGATGAAAAACATATTGATAAATTATATCAACAATTAGATGATAGTGACAATAATTGGGAAAAGCAGACACTTACCCGTAGGATTGCACGATTAACTGACGGTGTTGCATCCATTAAAGTAGGTGCTAATACAGAAATAGAATTACGAGAGCGTAAAGAAAGAATAGATGATGCAGTAAACGCAGTTAGGGCCGCACAAAGAAACGGAGTAATTGCAGGTGGTGGTGTGTTACTTAGACATTTTGGAGAACAAAGTTCTTTAGAGATTATAAAAGAAGCATTTGTTATGCCCGAAGAAACATTACTAGATAATGCAGGGATAATGCAGTATCCTAAAATACAATACGATGAAGATGCTGACTTAGGTTTTGACATGAAAGAAAAAGGAGTCTATGACCCTGTTGATGTCACTATAAATTCTATAAGAAGTGCGGTATCTATAGCGGTATTAGTATTATTATCAGATGCGTTAGTAGGTCTACCTGCTGACAAGTTTATAAGCAAAGAAGTATGAGGGAATAATATGTCTTGGGGAAATCAAACAAACAACACAGTAGCCAAAAAAGAAGTAGCAAAAGCACCGACGCAATTATATGACCGCGATTATTATAGGTCGCTTTTAGATACTAAGAAAACTACATCTCAGAAATATAGAATGGCTCTTGTGGCACATGAAAACTCATGTAAAACAGGTCTTGCTCTTTCTCTATTAGAAGCAGAAATAGATAACGGTAAAACTATTACTATCTTAGATATAGATAATTCAGCAGGTGCTACAGTAGAATATTTATACCCTAATGCGGATAACATTAGAGTTATACCTTTACTAGATGAGTCTGATGATTCTATCTATCATGAAGATAATTCTGTAAACCACATGGCTCTTATCAACAAGACAAAGTGGTTTATCAATCTTCTAGCAGAAGATATAGCAGAACAACCGGAACAACACGGTGGTATAATTTTTGATGGTGGCTCTACATTCCTTAAATGGTGTGAGTTTGCTATGAGACAGTCTCTACTAGCAAAGGGTATCATTGAGAACGAAGATGACTCATTTAATCAGAAAGAATGGAGAGAGCGTAACAGACTAAATCGTGACGTTCTTGATAGACTTCATGCTCTACCTGTCTCTAAAATATTCAACACCTTCCACTTGAAGGCAGTACAACAATATATGGATGACGGTACAGGTAAGAAAGTTCTTATGGCCGTTGGAGAAAGACCGGATTGGGAGAAAGGTACTATGCGTAGATTCTCTCAACAGATATTCCTATCCCGCTACATGAAGAAGGCTGACATGGCCGCCGGTGTAAAGGGTGACAAATCTCTAGCAGATGGTGAATGGGCAGTTAAGGCTACTATAGAAGAAATGAAAGGTAGTAATATGGAATATGTAGGTAGTACACATACTATTTTAAGCGTTAAAGATGCTAAAGTAAAATGGTTCGGCTTACCTTTCCTAACAGAAGGTGCTAAGAATGATAACAATTGATTGTGATACTCTTAGGATTCTCTTGGAGAAAGTCAGAAGACCGCAAACTATAGCGGGTAAACAACAAGACCAAATACATTCTTGTATTCTGACACCCGAACATAATAAAGTAAAGGTTGTTTCTTTAGTTAAGGATGGTGTAACTTCTTTAAACAGATTTACTTGTTTCGCTACTTGTAAAGTAGGCGATAAAGAAATACCAATTACTAACATTAAAGATTTTCTAGGAATATTAAAGTATCACGGCGGTTCACTATCGTTGTCTTCGGTAGGTGATAAAGTAAAGATTAAATCTAAAAGTAAACAAACTACTATTACGGGCTCTACTAAGGCTACTGCTTATCCTCATAATCCTGCAACACTAATGGAATGGACTACTAAATCTTTGGCAATATCACGCTCCTTTGTTAAGGACGATAGTGGTTATAATTATGTCTCCAAAACAAATGAGACAATAAAACCTTTCTTTAAACATATGACAGATGGAAACACTTTGTTTGAGGCTCTACGTTGCGATTCAATGAATGGTCAAAAATTTAACCGTTATACTTTTATTTTTAGTAGTAGCGGCTTTTCTGTAAAAACAGGTAAAGAATTAAAGGGTCAAACAATATACAAACTACAAAGTAATACTACTTATACCGAAGATGACTATACACAAGAATGGGAGGCTACCTTTGAAGGAGGTCTTGAAAATTTATTTAGTCATATGAATGGTTCTGTCACACTCTATTTTTATCAGTTCCCCGAACAAGGGATTAAGATGCTGATAGATTTAGGGTCAGAAGATTATGTCTTCCAAGCAAGTATAATAGGTGAATAAAATGATTAGTACAACAATGTATGATGAAGAATTAATAACAGACGTAATAGATACTCTAAGAGGTATGATTAATCTTGGTGTAGATGGTGATGCTATTGCACAAAATGAAAGATATAGTGTTAACATTACTTTAATAGAAAAGAATAAGCCAAAGAAATATCGCGACCCACTATGGTTACATGATGCTTATGTGGTACAAGGTAGGTCTATGCAAGACATAGGTAAAGAATTTAATATTAGTCCTACTGCTATAAACCAATGGTTAACTAAATTAGAAATACCTACAAGAGTACATAAGAGAATCCTTAACGCTAATGAGGAATAGGTGTGATAGTTACTCAAGGTAGAGGACGTACAGTTAATGTACGATATAGAGATGAGCAAGGTGTTCGTAAGACCGATAAACTAACTAACTATAGCCCTTATTTTTTTATAACAGATGAAGATGCTATAGACATTTCTGCCTCTAGTAAAGAAAGTGGGTACAAAGGTGTTTATGGAGAAGACTTAACTAAGATTCTAGTATCAGACCCTAGGTTTGTATATGATTTTAAGAATCAAAACCCACATATACCTACATGGGAAGCAAATATACCTTATGTTAATAGAGTATTGGTTGATAGAGTAAACAATGGTCATGAACCTTACAAGAATTATAAGCATAGAATTTGGTATCTTGATTGCGAATGGAGTCCTGCTACTAATAAGATGAGAATTATAGTGGTTAATGATTCTTTTACGGGTAAAGAATATGTGTGGTTTGTAGACAAAACTTTAACAGAAATAAAAATGTTTAATAAATACGGCGATTACACTTATGAAACACCTGCTATTGGCTTTCCCGACGAAAAAGATATGTTAGAGCATTTCTTAAGTCACATGAATAAACAAGACCCCGATATAATTACGGGTTGGTTTGTAGTAGGTGCTGACATAAGAACTATTATAGAAAGATGTAGGGCTTGTAATATTAACCCTGCTCTTATGAGTCCATATAGAAGAATAAATTATACCTACAAAGATTGGGAACAACCTATTGTCGGTAGAAATTGTATAGATTTGATGATAGGCTTCTCTAAAATATGGGAAATGAAGAATGGTAAATTACCTTCTTACAAATTAGATGATGTAGCACATGAAGTTTTAGGAGAAAAGAAGATTGAGTTACCCGACGGACACGACACTTATCTTACTGACCCTCCACTGTACTTACACTACGCTAGACAAGACGTAAGATTGTTACCTAAATTAGACTCTAAAGTAAATGCGTTAGAGTATTACACATCACTACAACATATTGTACAATGTGACATACGTTCTACCCCATTTATTACAAAGATGTTTTCTAACTTAGTATTACTAGACCCTAAGACAAATCTAAGAATACCTACTAAGCCACAGTTTGAGTACGAACCTTACATGGGGGCAGAAGTTATGGAAGTAGAACCATCTGTATATCAGAACGTAGGTATCCTAGATATTAAGGCTATGTATCACAGTAATGCTTCTCTATACAATATATCTTGGGATACTCTTGATAAAAATGGTAAAGATTGTGGTAATGGTACTAAGTTTTCAGAAGGTGATAAAGGTATTCTAGTTAGACAAATGGATTACATGACAGAAACTAGGAATATATATAAAAAACTTATGAAATCTGACCCTAGTAACTATGATAAATGGGATACAATGCAGTTCGCTTGTAAGTCTTTAGTAGCATCTATGTATGGTGTGGCGGGAGATGCAAAATACGGCTTGTATCATCCCGATGTAGCGGCTTCAATTACTTATACTTCTAGGGCTACTCTAGGTAGGCTCAAACAGTGTGCTGAAGACAACGGTTCTAAGGTGCTTTACGGCCATACAGACAGTGTGTTTTGTGTAATAGATAGTCCACAGGCCGGAGAGGATTTGATAGCCACAATCAACGCTACAATGCACCCTATTGAAACTGAGTTTGAGAAGTGGTGTTCGTCTATGGTTTTGATGGCTAAGAATAGATACGCCGGAAATGTTACATGGACTGATGGTCAGTTCCACGAACCAAAAATGTATATCAAAGGTATAGAAATGAAACAATCACGTATGCCTCCTATTATGAAAGAGGTTATGGGAAATACTATACAGATGATATTAGATGGTAAAAATGAATTAGCGGTTAACGACAAACTTAAACCTATTATAACGAGCATAGTAAATGGTACTGTAGATATTAACAGTATTTGTATGAAGGGTAAATTAGATAGAAATTTAAGTGACTACAAAGTTTTATCCGGTTCTAGTGCAGGTGCGGCATGGGCTAACGAAAATCTAGGTAAGGGTTATCATAGTGGTTCTTTCTTTAAAGTTACTCTTGACGATAAAGGTAAGTATGTAGCATTTGACGAACCGGAAGATATAACGGGTATAGTAAATATAGGTTACAAAATACTATGTGAAAGATTCGTTATTAAAAAAGTAACACCATATTATGAATTGATGGGTTGGTCAACACAACCTTTGATAAACTCTATGAGGGGCTTGGGCGGACTCTCTTGGCTATAAGTTTATAACCTAAGAAGTATGATGTAAAGTTATGAGTAGAAGTAGAGCGCAAAGTGGTAAACCTACAGTAAAACAATTACAGAAAGATGTACATGAGATGAGAGGAGTAATTAATCAATTGATTAATGCTATGACATCAGATGTAGGAAGATTAAATTCTTTAGTGTTTGGCATTCTAAAAGAGAATGGGCAGATAAAAGAACAGTCTTGTCCTAAATGCTCTCAACGTATTTTAAGCCCTATACTAAAAGCCGTACCTTTAGATAAAGTATGTCCTTCATGTGGTACTGATTTACTACAAGGGCAAACTACAATAGACCAATGGGATAGCGGAGAGGAAGAATGATAGCCACTAAAGAACAAATTAGTAAATCTTCTTATAAGCCGGAAGGCGAAATACTTAGAGTTTCTAAGTCATCTTATATGACATATAAAATGTGTCCTAGACAATTTTATTGGAGATATGTTGCAGATGTTCCCTCTACCCCACCTACTGAATCTATGATACGTGGTACTATATTACATAGTGCTATGGAAACAGGTATTTTAGGTGAACCCGAAGATATGCAAAGATTTTTAACGGCAGAAAATATGGATACAGATATAGGTGCAGTTGCTATGACAAATTTACTACATAGGGTAGCGGCAGACTTAGGTTCTTTAGAGGTTATAGAAGCAGAAGTAAAACATCAAGTATATGAAGAATTAGATTTGCCTAGCGGTATGACTCCTGTTATATGGGTAGGTATGATTGACGGTGTTATTAGACACCCTAACGGCGGATTAATTTTAGTAGAATTAAAAACAGGTAACATGAACATGGGCAAGTTAGGTAGAACTAGAAAAGAATTAGTATACTATGCTAGAATATTAAAATTATTAGGCTATGATGAAATTACACATTTCTTATATATAACACCGGATTATGAAATTAAAGATAATGATAAATTACTTGATGAATATAAAAAAAGAGGGAAGACAATGTGGGTAGGTGAAACTCACGGCTACGCTCTTTTAGAGCCTGTAACCACTCGCTCTATTAATTCCTTTGAGGCATCTTTATATGATACTATTGAATCACTCACACTCCAAGACTACCCTATGGTGTGGAATGAATATTTCTGCCCTATGTGGTGTGACTTTCATTTAAATTGTGAGTCCGAAATGACGGGTAGTATTGAGAAATGGTTGTGATATAATGATACAAATAATAAATATAAAAAAAGTTACAGATAATATGCAGGTAGATTTAAATTTTAGCCCTTTAATTGAAATAGGTAGTATTACATTACTATTATTAGGGGCATTCTTAGTATTTAAATTAAAAGTGGTGAAAGCATGAAAGTTTATGCCGTGTGTGATGCTTGTGGAGAAGAAGAAGATTGGGAAGGCTTTGAAGAAATGGTTCAAGTAAATGCTCAAGTAGGTCATATGCCTAGAGTAATTTTAGTAGGCGGTTGTGCTTGCGGACACCAACAAGAAGTAGCAGATATAACTGAGTGATAACCATGCTACTTAATTTTCCAAGAGAGATAGGGCTTCGCCGTCGTCAATGTGATAGTAGACAAGTCTTTGACGATTATGTTAATCGTATTAATGGTAAGGCTTCTATCTATACTTCTTTGTATTCTTTTGAGAGAAAACACCCTACTAGAGCATGGAAGTATGATACAGATTCAGTAGTAATGGATAGAGCGTGGTGGGATTTTGACACGACAGAAGAAGAAGATATTTTTACCGTTAAAGATGATGTAAATACATTACTACAGAGAATAGAAGGTGATATAAGGGTAGTGGCTACAGGTAGAGGATTTCACGTACACCAAATATTTGACAAATCCGTTAAAGGTACTGCTATATCAAAACATGTAGATAGATACCAAAGAAAAATGGGTAAAGGATTAAAAACTCTTGATGGTGTAGGTAATCCTTTAAAACTTACAAGAGTTCCCGACACATATAATGTGACTAGAAAAAAGTGGGCAGTTAATATAGACGTTAAAGAATTTATGAATGACCACCAAGAATATATAATCCCTAAAAAACCGGATATAAAACTTATCAAGAATGACCCGTTTAGAGGAGAGATAAGAGATTCTTCTTTTAATATTGTCAAATGGATAGCAGAAAATCCTGCTAAACAGATGCCTATTTTACAAGCCTTTGATGGTGAGATAGGCACTATGGCACAAGTACCAATTCCCCCTTGTTTAGACAAGGCTATGAGGCAAGAAAACCCTAGACATGATGTGAGGGTAGCCTTGACCCAACACTTAGCAGAAAGCCTACGTTGGTTCTCTAACCCTTCTACTATGACTTACCAAGAAAAAGCAAAAATAGGTGATGAGATAGCAGACTTTTATTCTACACTAGGTTGGAGAGATTATAATAAACAAACTACAAGATTTCATATAAACAGTATATTAGATTATGAGAATACTGCTTCTTGTCATTGGTTACAGGCTAGAAATTTATGTACAGGCCCATGTTGGAATGATGATGGCACAAGAAGAGATTAAACCTTTTATATAGGCTTTATAGTTACCAATAATTGTGTTAATCATTGATGACCGCGAGAATGAAAAAGTTAAGCAAAAACTCTTAATGAGAATGGGAGACTTCTCTAAATCTCCCGATGGTAGGGCTAAGATTAA